TCACAGGAATTGGCATTTACACCTCTCTTGCTTCACCAGTTCTTTCTGCGAGCAAACGGTATCGTGCTTCTTGGTCAATCCTGCGTGTTTCAGGGACTCAAAATGCAATTTTTGTAAATGGTGGAACCAATACGTTGCAAAAAACAACGACATTGACAACCGGAACCACTGTAAACGATTCGGTTGAGTTTGTGCCTGATTCGGTGTATGCAGGATTTACAACGCCGCTAGTATCTCCTGCCACCACATTCCAGCTTGATAATGTGGTTATCACCCGCATCGGCGCAATCGTCGATCTGGACTTCACCGTTGGCGCTGGTTACCAAGCCACCGACCGCAGCACCAACAACCTGCACGGCACGCTCTTCAACGGTGTGGAGTTCACGCAGCCGAAGCGTGTTGCGGTTCTCTACGCGACTACAAACACGGCGACCAACCAGCAGGTGTTTGGAACGCTGGCTATTCCCACCAACGCGATCATTGAGGACATCATCGTGAACTCGACCGGTACTGCGACTGTGACTATTCGGGACGCAGCGGCAGGAGCAATAATCGTGAACGCAGCATCGGTTGTTGCTGGCCGACAGAAGCTCACAATCGCGCAACCGTTCAGCAGCGGCGGACAGTTGTGGGTGCAAAGCAGCACCACCGCCACCCTGCAATTCACCATCCTCTACACCATCGCCGCCTAATCCCATGATTACCCTCTCTTGGATCATCGAACGCCTTCTCGTTAAGCCGACCGAAGGCACTCTCACCGATGTCGTCATCACCGCCGACTGGCGTTGCAACGGCACTCAGGATAACTACAGCGGCACTTGCTACGGCTCCTGCTCGTTCGCTCCGCCTACTGGTTCGTTCACGCCTTACGAGGATCTGACCGAAGCGCAAGTCTTGGGCTGGTGCTTCGCGAATGGCGTCGATCAGAAGGCCATCGAAGCGAACGTGACGCAGCAGATCAACGACCAGATCAACCCGCCGATCATCGCTCCGCCGCTGCCGTGGCTTCCTCCTGTGATTATCGTTCCTCCGATGTTGCCGCAGGTGGAGCCGGTTTTGGTGACGCAGGCCGATTCCGAGCCGTCTTCGGCGCAGGAAATCGTTGCGGAGCAGCCTGTGTCTGCCGACACTGCCGCCTGATATGGAAATCACCATTACACTGACTCAGGAGCAGACCAACAGCCTGCTCCAGCTCATCGACATCGCCATCAAGGCCGGTGGATACCAGAACGCCAAGGTCGGCGTTCCTCTGGCCGACATCATCATCGCAGCAGCCCAACCCAAAGCCTCCGAGTAACATGGACGCAACCAACCACGGCGGAACGAATGGACTAGCCGTGTCGCTGGTCACGGCAGCAGCAGCAACGTCTGCATCTATGCTGCCACAGCTCACCGACGAGATCCGTTTTGCCTCCGCCGTGGTTGGCCTCCTTGCGGCCTGTGTTGCCCTCTACAAAGCTATTAAGAAATGAAAAACACCAAGACAACTCTCGCCGGTATCGGAGCCATCCTCGTCGCAGTCGGTGGGGCCTTGAGGGCCATCTTCGACGGCGACCCGACTACCTCGGTCGATCCCACGGCTACCATTGCCGCGATCTCTGCCGGTATCGGCTTGGTCATGGCTAAGGACGCCGAGAAGAAACCGGAATGAACTGGGTTTACCAGATTGTCCTGGCCTTCCTCGACTGGATCCGTGAAACACCACCTGCCGACATCCAACATGGAAAAGCACCCGAAGATCTCAAGGTTGACCTGGCTGGCCGTGTTGCTGACCTGCCTGGGCTGCCAGACCAAGGTGGTGATGGTCCCGCACGGTGACCCGGTGATGCTGGCCAAGCCGGTGAAGGCCAGTGTGTACGCTTTCGATGCAAACAAGAAGCTGGTGGGGCCGTCCAAGGTGACGCTGCCTGCCGGCTGGTACGTCCTGCCTAAGAACTGATATGGCCCAGCAAATCATCAACATCGGCACCATCGCCAACGACAACACCGGGGACACGCTCCGGGGCGCCGGCCAGAAGCTAAACGACAACTTCGACGAGCTGTATGGCAGCCTACCCATTGATGCAGCGCCGTCGACCTGGGTGCCTACGCTGACGGACTCCGGCGGCGGCCGGACGTTTGCTTTCACCGTTAACACCGCGCGGCACACCTCTATCGGGTTTGTTAGCACATTCACGGTCGATCTGACTATAAACTCGGTGACCGGCAGCGCCACGGGAGAACTCCGGGTGAGCCTGCCAGACCCTGCTTCCTACGATGCTGCGGTGTCTATCTGGCTCGACAACGCCACCAACCAGGCAAAGACCGCGGTGATCGGCAAGGTGGTCGGAGGCACGTCCTATTGCCAACTCAGCCATTACGAGAATGGCGACATCAGCAGCCTGACCTCTCAGCTCCAGGCCACCAGCCGCATCCTGATCTCCGGCGTTTACTTCACCGCCTAAATGACCACCATCGGATCCAGTCTCCAGCAGGGCATGGCGGTGCTCCAGCAAATGCTGGGGGCGCCCATGTTCATCTGGGAGGGGACGTCGATCCGGTGCATCCCGGCAGCCGTCACCGACGCCAACAACCCGGTGGCCGGTGGGTTCCAGGACAATGTGACCTCCCGGATCCTGGTCATGTTCTCCGACTGGAAGACTTGTGACAGCACGTTGGTCACGATGGATTCGACGCTCTACACGCTCGACCAGGGCACCGAGTTCTCCCGATTGCAACGTGAGGACACCGGATTCGTTCTCCTAGAGAACACCGACCGCATCGCCCTGACCTTCTGTAAGCCACGGCCGGTGGTCGGGCGCACACTGGTGTACCAAGGCCGGACCCTCCGTATACTGTCCTGCCGTGTGGATGCCTCCGGCGCCTACTACAGCCTCGAACTAGGAGCGAAAACCCGGTGAGGCCTGTCGTCAACATGACGGTGGATTCCAGCCGCTTCGATGCGGCAATGAAGGCTTATCTGCTGTCGACCAGCCGAGACCTTCACAAGGCGATCAACGCCCGGTTCTTTTTCCTGATGGTTCGGTTGTTCGTCCTGGTGCCGCCTAAGAGCCCGGGACAAGAGCGCCGCCGGATTGCCGACTACCTAGGCAAGCCCCTCGGCGATGTGAACCGTAAGAGCAAGAAAACCGGCAAGCGCATCGGCAAGTCCCGATTGCTTCGTCGGGTGCACCTGATAGCCCAAGCGCGCGAAGCCAAGGCAGGCCGCCGCGGTCTCTACGGTGAGGAGATGAAGGCAGCCGCCTCGGCCCTGATGCGGAAAGCTATCGGCTCAGTGGGTTACCTCCGTTCAGGTGTGGTGAAGGTGATCCGGATTTACAATCGGGGCTTCACCCAGTTTCAAAGCCCGAAGTGGAAACCACTGTCAAAGCCTGCAGGCTACAAGGCGCCCAAGAAGACAAACGCCGCTCTTGTGGCATTGGCTAATCAGTACGGCCTGCCCGAGGAGAACGTCGCCGTTCACAAGGGCACCAAGGCCCGAGGTATTCAAGCGGTTCCCGGCTTCAACCCAACAGCCTCGGTGGTCATGACCGCTGGCGTGGCCGACAACCAATACAACCGGGTTTCCACCATCTACAATACCGCAATGCAGAAGGCCATGGACGACGAGCTCATCGAGCTCACAAATCACATGACCGAGGCCATGCTTGCCAACGGCAAGGTACTAGAGGACAACGGTATCGCCATAAAATGAACGCCGTCGCACTCAGAGCAGAGAAGGCCGTAGCAGACTACCTGGCAGCCACCGACTGGTCGGACTCCGGTTCAGGCACACCCACCTGCCTGACGTCCTACAGCCGCGGTCTCTATGACGACCCGGACGAGCAGGATGTTATGCCCAACTTCCCGAGGTTGGTTGTCTCGACCAACTCCGCGCGGCCTGTTCAACGTGTCGACCTCACAAACGAGGTTGAGGTTTCCGTCGAACTTCAGCTATCTGCCGACGATACCGACGAGGCTGATGTGCTGACCACCGTCCAGGTGCTCGACAATCGGATCCTGCCGCTCTTTGACGACTCCGGGGCCTCCGCCCTTAATGCTCCATCAAACGACGCCAGCGGCCCGTTTACGGCGCAATTCGCAGCCCCTCTAGACTTTGGGGCGGCCTCAATCTCTAATCGGTCCAGGACGTTCACCAGGACCTTCACTCTTTACTGTTCGGCAACCCTCTAACCCAAACCACACATGGCTAACACTCAAGGCAGCAAATACATTTTCGGTTCACCGGCGACGATGGAACTTTACGACGCCTCAGGCGCTCTCGTTGTCACCGGGTACGTTTCGCCCGATATGGAGTCGTACGACATTACCCACGAGGCCGACACCGAAGAGGTTCGGAACAGCTCCGGCGAGGTTGTCGGCCACATCGGCTACAACAACCGATTGACCCTGACCATCAATTTCATACCAGCCAACACGACCAGCGTGGCCAACGCCCGGCTTTCCGCTGCCTTGCCCGACGTGAATGGCACCTGCGTCATCACCGGCGCCCCGGTGATTGAGGTGGGAAGCTATTTGGACGCCCTGAACGCTCCTGGAACTCCTGGTGCTGGTCCTGGCGGTCGATGGATCTACGCCGGCGGTGGTTCTATTAAGACCACGGCCACCGGCAAGGCCACCGGCACGATTACTCTTAAGCGCTACGCCGCCATGGGTGTGACCATTACCGGCGCCGCTACCACGTTGTGAGCCAACTGGCCGACATCCTGACGGCGACAGCCAAGCCATGCCCGGTGGTAATGGGGCTCCGGATGGAGCCTTTTACCGTCGGGCACGCTATCCTATTGCACCGACTCGGCTCCCCATTCGTTCACGGCGGACAAGCCACCGCCAACGACCTTGTGGAAGCTGTGATCGTGTGCAGTCAGGATGCTCAGCAGTCGGTGAAGGCCATGGAGTCAATCTTCCGATGGATTCCGCTCCGAATGATGCGCCGCCGGATCTTAAAGGCTGACTTGATCAAGGAATGTCAGGTCATGCAGGAATGGATTGGGGACCAGTCGGATTGCCCTGAAGTTCTCCGAGAGCCAGGCGGTCGAAGCAAGAAACCGGCAATGCCATGGCCCGAGCGGATCCTGGTCGGTCTTGTTGGCATCGGGTTCGCCGAGGACACGGTGCTGAGAATGCCTGTCATGGATGCGGAACGGATGTTCCTAACTCATGCCGAAATGCAGGGACAAGTCGAGCTGTGGAGCAGTGAAAACGATGCTCTCTGGCGTTACGCTCAGGAACAGGCAACTTTGACGAACTGAACCATGGCCATCTTCTCACTCATTGCAAAGCTAGGCCTAGACGGCGCGGCCTATGAGACAGGCCTAAAAAAGGCGTCGAGCCTGACCGACAAGTTCCGCAACTCCATCAGCGGACAACTCGGCGCCGCCTTGTCTGTGGCCGCGGTGGGTGCTTTTGCTGCCAAGGTGGTTCAAACAGCCGACGCCATCGGAGACCTGTCTGAGCAACTCAACATCAGCACCGACGACGTGCAGCGTCTGCAGATCCTAGCTAACCAGACAGGCGTTTCATTCGAGGCCATGGCCAAGTCGATCACCGCGGTGAGCCAGGAGCGCCTCAAGGCTGTCGAGGAAGGTGGAAAGGCCCGAGACTACTTCAAGGCACTCGGCATCTCGGTGGCAGAGCTCAATGACAAGAGCATCTCAAATATTGACCTGATCACCCGCATGGGCAACGCCCACAAAGAATCAGGCAACAGCGCACAGACACAGGCGGCCATGATCTCGATTCTTGGAGAAAAGGCGTTCAAGGCTGCCGCTGCTCTCACAAAGATCAACGACCTAGGCCCCATTGATCTGATCTCTAAAGAGCAAATTGACGCCCTTGGAAAGCTGGCGGATAGGCTGGACGAAATCACCCGCCAGATGGTGGTTTCTGCTGTTCCAGAAATGACCTTTTGGGCTGACGCACTGGAAAGGGCAGCAAAAGATGAAAAAGGTGTTTCCGACGGAATCACCGGGATTCTGCAGCAACTTGGAGGCAAGGGCTCCATTGTGAAAGCAGCGTTTCAAGAGGCGTTTGCCAAACCCGAAGAAGCGGCTGGAAGATTCGAGGCTCTACCTATTCCAAGGGGCACCATTGGCCGTATCGACTCAAGGAACAAGGACCGCATGGGCGGTTTTACATCTTCAAACGGATGGGTCGACACCTTCATGGGTCAAGTCAGGCTCCAGACGGCCGACTTGAAGTCGATCAACAAGAACACCAGCAGCACGGTTTCTGCCATCAACGGCAACTGATATGGCAACGATTCAAGGCGACATCTCAATAGTCACACCGACGTCCGGAAATGCTCCGCTGTCTTACGTCGAGGTTTCCAGGCAGTTCGACAATGCCGGATCCGGAACCGGCCCAGTCTGGACGTTTACCTATCGCGGAAGCAAAGACGCCTTGCGGGTTGCTTCGTTTCAATGGGTAAATTCCGGAGCCAAGGTCACGATCACCGAGTCCGGCCCATACTCAGAGGCCACGGTTGTCTATTCTGGCCAATCGACCAACCCGGCCGACCCGATCAATACGGCGTTTACACCTGCAGCAGGCACAGAGACACCGGAGATCCGATACGAGTTCCGTACGGATTATGCCGATGTTTCTCTGTTCGCCATGCCTTCGGTTGTCAGAGAGGCAATCGAGTTTGGTGATCCTATAGTATACCGCCTCGTGGTTGAAGGTGCCGCTAAGAATCCCGGCGAGATCAACCAAAGCAACATCGCCAGCTTCCCGGTGGCTAAACAACTCATCACCATTCTGGGACGTGGCGTAGATAGTTTCCAGGTGGCCCGAGTGAACCTCACCCGAATCGCCACCTTCTCAGGCAATAACGGCCTGCCCCAGGTGCCTTCCGCGGTGCCTCCAATTTATCTACCGGCCACGTTCGTGGCTGTCTGGGGACTGCAGTCGATTCAGTCGATGCTT